ACGCAGAAATTTAGGCATTGAATTAGATATAACAACAAAAATAATTCATTTGGATAACGAAAAAGCTGTTGTCCAGGCGGATATATTCCTTGAAGGAAAGCACGTTAGTACAGGACTTGCAGAAGAATTTAGATCTGCATCCAGAATTAACCAAACAAGTGCGCTTGAAAATGCAGAAACTTCTGCAGTAGGTCGTGCGCTTGCATTTCTTGGAATAATAAACGATCAGATTGCTTCTGCTGAAGAAGTTAGTCTGGCAATCGAACAGCAAGATAAACAACTACAAAAGGCTTTAACAGAGCTTGAAGTAATTAGTCATCTTGGAGCCTACAAAGCATGGCTGTCAACTTACAAACCAGCTTTCGAAAAATTGAAAGTGCATAATCCATTATCTTACAAAAGATTTATGGAAAAATTTACAGTCGTGAAAACTAACCTAACAAACAAAGGAGTTAACCTTAATGGTTGATACTAAAAAAAAGAATTTAGGAATTGCTGTTCCTAAATCTGATAAAAAAAATGCAAACAGTTATGATCTCTCTGGATCAATAGATATTGCTGGAGTGAAATATAGATTTGGTGCTTATAAATCGATTGCTAATGGCGATGGTAAAATGCCAAAAGGATCTGAATATTATTGGTTCCACAGAGTTGAGCTTGCTGATGCTGCAGGAAACACAATGACTGCGCAAACATCTTTTAACCCAGATGAATTGGAGAAGATGTAATGGATCCAGATAAGTTTAAATCAATAGCTATCAACATTGAAACTTACAAAAAGATCGAAGAGTTGGCTGCTAAAAGATTTGAGCTGCCAATATCAATGAGTAAGACAATTGAGTTCTTTATTAAAGAGGCTCACAAAGATTGGAGTAAGAGTGGAAACAAACAATCTAAATAAAAGATTGAACTCCATAAGAAAAATAAAAGAATTGGAGTATGGATCATTCGATTGCAATATGAAATCAATTGCTAAAGTCTGGTCCGTACTTCTTTCTGAAATATTAAAAACAGAAATTATGGCTCATCAAGTTTGCTTAATGTACACAGCAGCGAAATTAGTAAGAGCCTCACATAAATTTAAAGAAGATAGTTACATTGATGCACAAAGTTATTTGGAACAAGCAAGACAGTTACATGAAAAAAATGAAACTAAAGAATTTACAAACAAATTTAAAAACTATTATGAACTATAAAGAATTTAAAATTAATTTGGAATTATCTCATAAAGATACAACGTCTGATTATAAAGTAATGAAACAATATACAAAATATTTAAAAAAATATGACCAAAATTTTAGATAATATTATTTTATTTCCTGGCAAGGAAAACAAACAGTTAATTGAAATTGAACAAGAATTAACAATTGTTCAAAAAAAAATGAAAGCATTAATGAACTTAAATGATTTTGATCTTCATCCAATAGATAACAAAGATGTAGAAAAACTTGCAGAATATGGCGATATAATGTTCTTTGATAGCTTTACTGCACGCAGACTAATTTCAAATCTTGCAGCAAGAATTATTGAGCAGCAGCATATTTTAGATGAAATTAATGAGGCTGCGGATGCCTAGAAGAAGATACAGGACCATCATTGGTGAGGCTAGATTTAAAGATAATTCAACAGGTATCTGTCAAAATATAATCGGTACATCTTGGTACATAAAAAATTTCAATAACATCCCAGGCTACTTTTTAAGAATAGGTAATACTTTTAAAGAGTTTCCAGCTGCTTGTTTTGAAAGCACAACAAATAAACCAAACAACCAGGAGAACAAAGATGCGTAAAAAGATGATGGAAAGTATTGAAGATCCATTTAATAAAATGATCGGTGCTAATTTAAGATACTGCAGAGTTTTAAGAAAATTAAGTATGACTGCTGTATCTGAAGTAATTGGTGTCGCTTATCAGCAAATCTATAAATATGAAAATGGTATTAATGCTCTAACTATATTTAGATTAAAACAATTTGCTGATTTTTTTAAAGAAGAAATTAAAAATTTAATCAATCCAGATTACATCGCAATAATGAGTAAGTTGGTTGAAGCTAATTTTTTTAACACTTCAGATAAAGATTTTAAATTAGGCTCTGTTAATCTTGCAACGATGGCGGATCTTTCAAAAAATGTATCTGTTAAAGATTATCACAACACAACGCTACATCTTAAATATGAAGGAGCTTCTAATGGCAATAATTAGAGTTGATGATGTTGAGATTGAATTTCAAAAACAACATCCTGAAGTAAGTGCCAAATGGTGTGTTTATATTAAAGTAAGAAAAGGCGAACACGAAAAATTATTAGCGATGATTATGACTGATAATATGCCTTTTACTAGCTTTACTAATAACCAAGGTAACATTGTAACTAAAACAGCAGCAAGCTCTGTAACAAGGATATGTCAGTAATTGTGAAAACAACAACAGGCAATTGTGATTTTATCCTGGAGCAAGAATATCCAGATGAAGCTGCAGCGCAGGTTGATGAAGGTAAAAAAATAACTAATGCAACGTTTTTAAACCTAAAAATTTTTAACGTTAAATATAAAATTAAACAGGCAATAGATGTTGGAACTAATACAAAACCTTCTTTGGATTGAAATGTTTTTTATAGTGGCGATGCTATTACTGTATTTGCTATGGAAAAATAATGATTGAATACGACAGTAAAATATTAAGATTAAAAAAACAATACCAAGGATTGTCTAGGTTAATGACATCTATAAGTGATCTATACATTTATGGAATATATCCGCAGAATTATCCTAATTTATCTGTAGTTTTGGACCAAACTAAAGATCACGTTAAACAAATACTAAAGGAAACTAAAGCTGAGATAGCTCAATTAGAGGAGCCTCACAGTAAATATGATTTAGTTCCTGGAGATACTGTTGAGATTATTGAAGATTATGAGTGAAATGATTGAAATAAAATTAGAGGATTTTCAAAGGCTAGCTGAAGAGAATGAGAATTTACAAAAAATAATTAAGGATAAAAACCAAAGAATTATTTTCTTAGAAGATAAACTGAATGAATGCGAAGAGGAAATGAATATTCATACTCAAAGCGATATAGCTAACAACAAACAATTTGGCAGACACAAAGAAATAACTGAAGAAGATAAAGTTAACTATTATGAAAAATTTAAGACAGACTAAAAAAGATATAACAGGTTACTATGGTGATGGTAGAGGAAATTTCTACACCTTGTATAAAGATGGTACAAGAGTTCTTGCCAAATCCAATAAAAATAAAGCAAAATAAAAATAAATTTGACTCCAGAGTGCTTGCTGGTTTATTTTAATAATACAATTAGAAAGTAATTTAGTTTTTTAACAAATAACTTTAATTGGTTCTTAACTAAATAGAAAGCAGGAACATACGGTTACGTTATGAACAAAATAAAAACAATTACTCTAGCAGGCAATCAACAATCTTTTTACTCTAAAGCTAAATCTTTTATTGGTGGAAATTTAGAAGAAATAAAATTAAATAATAAATATTCTTTTATTGTGGATGTTGAAGGTAAATTAAAAAAATTACCAAAAAATAATAAAGCTACAAGACTTTACAACTACTGTTACAAAACTAACGATTACCTTTGCGGTAACGTTTTATTAATAAAATATAAAAAAAAGTTTGATTAGGAGGCTCAGATTTTAACGATCCAAGCCTCCGATGAGTTAGTGTATGTACTAACTTTTAAATATTGTGTCGTGATTTAAAGCTCTTTGTTTTGCTTTTACTCTTTCCTGACGTTCTTTAGCAGTACCAACTAAGGAATGATTACCATAAATACCGCTAGTTGTTTGGAAACGACTATGACCAAGAACTGATTTAACGTAGTTAGCATCTAAAGTTTTTTCAGAATTCATAGAGTTAATAAGCATTGTTGCTAATCTATGTCTAAAAGTTTTCAGAGGTGCGCCTTTAAATAAAGACTCAACAACTTTGATATGACCATCATATCTTCTTTCAATTGTAGCCAACCCCATATCAGCGTAAGTAGTCCAGATTAATTCCGATACTTTTTTAAGAGATAAAGTTCCGTATGTACTTTTTCTTAAACTTGGAAATAACCAAAGAGAATGTTGATAATGTTCATTAACATAATCTAACCAATATTTAAGGAACTTGCTTGAATGTTCATCAAGTTCAATAGCTCTTTTGCTAGCTTGGTTCTTTGTGCGATTTAACCATTCACCGTTACGATCTCTAACGCCTTCAACATTTAGATAACCATTTTCTAAATCTACATGAGATCTTTTAAGACCAAGTAATTCAGATCTTCTTAATCCAAAAAACAATGACATAGTAAAGATTGCAAACTTCATAGCGCATTCTGCATCTTTATTTTTTTCATTATTAAGTTTATCCAGGATTGCCTTTACTTGATTGTCATTTATTACAGTTGGTTTTTTTGTAAAAAATTTATCATCATCGGCTGGAACGATTGCATAAAATTCATGTATCTTAAAATTTAAAACTTCAAGACATGGTTTTTTGCCTTCAACATTCATTCGTCTTAAAAATGTTCTAATATCTCTGACTTGCCTTCTTAAAGTTTTGTATGGCTGTCCAGCTTTATGAGCAGCTAATAAAAACTTTTCTAAAACTAAAATATTAAATTCAGATAAAAGAACATCAGGCATATACTTGCTGATCCTCTGATTATAATGACCAATGTAAGTTTGCACTCCGCCTGTTGTCAAACGATTATTAGGATCTTGTGCATCCAATAATCTTTTATTAGAATAGGCAAGCCATTCTTCTTTAAATTTAAACTGCGAAACATTTTGAGATTGCTCTGCATCTTTAGCTAACAACTTTTGAAGATAATCATTAGCTTCAGATTTTAACTTAAATCCTGGAGCCATTTGCTTGCGATCTTGCTTACGTTGTATGGTCCAAAGATTTCTTTTATTTATTAAGTAGTAGTTCATATTAATTTAATAATGCACTCAGATAAGTTGGCAAGTGACTTAATGATACAAAGCCTGCACTCTACAAAAATATAACTTAT